TTTGCCATTTCGTTTCCGTCAACTCGATTGATTATGTTTTGATCAATTCCCGTGAATTCTGCAAACACTTTTCGGTTCACTCTTATATTGTGCAACCCCCGTTCCAATTCCAATGTCTTGCGTTCATCGTCCGTCATATTTCCTTGAATGTCATCGGTTGGTTCATTAAATTTGTTTTGATTTATTATTTCAAAAATTTTTGTGTAATCTTTTAAATTGATTTCTTTCCAACTTTCCGGAATCGCACATTGGTGTTCGCCTACTTTTAAATTAATCATTTTTTTTGGTTTTGTTTTTTTGTTTTTTTTTCATTTGTTCTTTGATCTGTTTTTTTTCATACATATTTTCCAAGTCGCCAATCACTTCACGAATGTATGCAAATAATTGTTCGGTTTCGGATTCAATATATTCCGCATTTGATTTGTTTTTTATTCCCGCCGCAAATCCTATTCCGGCGAACAACATATAATTTGGAAACATAAAAATCCAATCCGATTCCGAAATGTCAATTTTTTTCAATTCATTCCCAATGTTATTGTGTAACGTTTTTGCATTTGTCAAAACCGGTTTGAAATTTCTAAATGCGGAATGATTATCCAAGTCCGTTATCCGATAGATAAATGCTTGGACTTCTTTTGTGAAATCATTTAAAATTTCGTCGTGTTCTTTGTTTAGCGATTTGAATGTCATAATTTACAAAAATAAAAAAATCTTTTATATGAACGTCGCAATTTTAAGTTAACCGAAATATAAAATTTTTGTTTTGTTTAATTCAAAATAATATCGCATAATTATTGCGTCCGCTATATCCGGCGAACGTCCCAATAATTGTTTGATTTTTTCTTTTGGTGTTATCATTAATTTGTTGTCCTTATCAATGTCGTGTTGCTTAACCATTTCAAATTCCATAATTATTTTTTGTTGCATTGCTTTGTCTTGAACATTAATAAACACTTGTCCGTTCATAACCTTTTGCGCAAACTTGTAATAACATTGTGTTTTTAAGTTTTTAAAGTTTTCATCGTCCAATGCTTTTGAATTATTGACAAATGATTTGCACCCCTTCAAAATGTCAACGAACCCACCACCAACACCGTCCGAATCCGCCACAATGTTTGAACGTTGAACCTTGTGTTCCTTTGCCATTGTGTCCACTATCGTTGCCAATTCGTCAATTGAATTTTTATCCAATGTTTTAATTTGTTCAACACGCCAACCATTCCACAAACAAATTACGGATTGATCACGTCCATAACGTGCAACGTCAACGGAAATGTAATTGGTTTTTTCACGTGAAACAAAATTGTTTGTGAACATATCATTTAAAGCGTCAATTGAAAACAATTGTGAATCGTCGTCCGAATATTCCCAATCACCAAACAACAAACGTTTTTGATTCAACACGTCAAGTTGTTGCAATTGCGTAATATAATGTTTTGAAATATTTGGATTGTCCGTCACTAATGATTGGACAAATTTTTTATTATCGTCCAATGTTCCGTCTTTATATTTTTTGTAGAACTCCGAATAAATCCAACCCTTGCTTGGATTGCAAGTCATCAATAGTTTTGGACAAAGATTGTGTTTGTCTAAATTGTAACGCATTCGTGATTGAATCACATTGAATGCCATTGGTGTGATTTCTGTTGCTTCGTCTATAAATGCGCCGGTGATTTCCATTGAACCCAACGAATCGAAATTTGGATCGGACGGATAATGAAACAAATCTTTTAAAAGTATTTCGGATTTTGTTTCGTGTAATGTGATCAACGATTTGGTTTCGTTATATGTAAAATCAATGTTTGCTTTCAAACCTTGCATTGCACAAACTTCAAACAATGAACGCAATGTGGTTTCTTTTAAGTTTTTCAAACGTGATCGTCCAATTACATAACGTGTGTTTGGATATTTCAAACATTGTTTTAAAACCCAATATGCACCCAACATTGATTTGCCACCACCGGCACCACCACCATAAAGAATAACGTTTGTTTTTTTATCCTCTAAAAAATCAATTGCCGTCGTTTGTTTTATTGATAGTTTCATTCGCGGCGTATGTTTTTGTTTCGTTCCAATTAATTGGCGAACCGTCCGAACCGGTTAATTCTTGACGTTCAACATAACCACGTGATTTGCCTTTTGTTTTCAAATAAAATAAAATGCAAGGAACGTTTCCGTCTTTGATTTGTTTCCACAATTCAGATTCGCAAATGTCAAGTGCAATTTCTGTAATGTCATCAACTTGTTTTGCGAACTCCTTATCATTTTTGTAATAACGATAAAATGTTGAACGACTACATTTGCCGAAATGACAAGCCAACGTCACATTTCCCATATTTTGTTCCAAGTGTTGCAACAATGCGTCTTTTGTTATTTCTGTGCGCTTTTGTTGCTTTTTTTTAGAGTGTCCCATTTTGTATCATTTTTGTGTTTTGCAAATGTAATAAATTAATTCAATAATGTTTTAGAAAATAAAAGAAATATTCATTCTATGTCCCACCCTTCGTGATTGTAACCACCTAGTGAACTGATCGGAACGTTTAATGCTTCGACGATTGCGAATTCGAATATCTTTGATTTGTTGTCATATCCCAACACTTCACCCCAATTGTCACATAATTGTTCCCACATTTCAAATGTTTCTTTTGTGACTTTTAATGTGATCACCTTGTCAAACTTTTCATTGCTTGAATCCAACTTAATGTCGTCATCAAGATAATTGTTTAATGATTCGTATTTTTCGAAATTATCTTTTGGTTTGTATTTGTCAAATTCTTTACTCATTGTTTTTGTTTTATAGAAAAGCGAATGGGCGGCAACCACGCCACCCACTCAACCAAAAAAAACCGACGTTCGGGAAAACAAACAAAACGAACGCCAATCATTGAATTGTAAAAATACGTTTGTTTTTCCAATATATTATCGCAACAATAAGTTATTTTAATTCGCCCTTCTTAAATTTTTCCGTCATTTCCTTTTCAATTTCTTTTGCACGTGGTGAATTGATTATTTCTTTGACTTGTTTATTAATTGGTTTATGACTTTTAATTGGTTTGACTTTTGGATCAGAACCAAGGTTTGCCGCTTTCAATTGAGAATTAAAATCATCTTGCATTTGCTTTTGTGCTTTTTCTGCATTTTCTTTTTGCAATGCTTCTTGAACTTTGCCCATTTTTGCAAACAATTCATTCAATCTTGTTTGTCTTGACAATTCAACTTCAATAAAAGTAACGCCAATGTTTTCGTCACCGTTTTGTTTCTTGTAATTGTCAAACATTTTTTTACAAGCGTCCAATTGTTCGGGTGATCGCGCCGTCCATATTACATTGATGATATGAATCATTTGATCGCGTGGGTTTAATTTAGTGTAATCCATTTTTTATTTTTTTTTATTTTTAATTTGTTTTAATTGTTTTATGTTCATATTAATTTCTTTTGATGTTTGCATAATTACGTCCGCAACACGTTCCAACGACTTTCGATTAAATTGTGATTCGCCAACGTCGCACATATCCAATAATTCAAACACCATTTGGTTTTGATCTTGTATAATAAAATTGCGCATTAAATCAACCATAAATTTTGCCGGATCGTCTTGTGTTTTGCTTTGTTCATAAAGCATTTTTTGAAATGCGGTTGGTTCGTCTAATAGAAACGAACAAGGTTCCAAACACTTTGAACAATCCGTTGAATTCAAAAAAACTTTTGCTTTGCAACAATTTGATAATATGTTTCGTCGATATTGTGAACTAATTATTTCCATAATTATTTTTTTGCATTATATGATGACAATAATAATAAAGACGGTTTTCCCTTTACTATTTTTGTCAACAAGATTCGATTCATTTTTTCCGTTGCTTCAATTTTGTCATATGCCATAATTAAAAAACTATCTAATTTTGACAATCCATTATATTGACAAATATATTTTTTCATTTTTCGTTTCAAAACGTGACGTTTATTTCTTTATTATCAAAATCAAATTCCACTTCTTGAACTGTTAAGACGGAATCAATATTTCT